AGTAGGCGGAAACGATATTAATACTACAGGTGCATTATCTCTGGTTAATGCTAGAGGTACTGTAGCAACTCATGACACTGATGGTCGTGTTACTACTCCTGAGAGACCATGGTTTAAGTATAACTCAGATGCTGCGGGAAATCCATGGACCACATATGCAGATCGTTTGGTTCGTGGTGGGCAGGTAGGAAATTGTTTTAATACAACAACAGGAAGATTTACTGCACCAAGAGCAGGCATATATCAGTTTAATTTATCTCATATTACTCAGGGTAATCACGGTGATACTAGGATTGCTTTGTACATTAATGGATCTTATCATTTTAGACGTTCCATTGTATCTCACACCAATGGTCCTCATCACAACAACGCCAATATGGGATTCACAACGTACTTAGGTGAAGGAGATTATGTAGAAGCTGCTAACCACAGTCACAGTTCACACAATGGAACTTGGAATCACTTTAGTGGTTATTACGCTGGCGAATATTCATAAGGAGATACTAAAACAATGTCTATTACATTAGGACCAAACGGATTTACTACAGACACTCAAAATTTAACTGTTAAAGTAGATAACACTACTGTCGTTGAAAACCATACACTGGCAGGTGGAACAACAAATGCAACTCAGGCACTACCACTGAAAAGGAGTACTCCTGCTTGGGGCGGATATCCAACCAATGGACACGGCACGGGTCAAGTTTGGGGTGGGTATTCGGTGAGTGGCGGTTATCGTTTCAATAGCACCAATAGTGGATTTGATGCTTCTTCGGGAAGATTCACTGCTCCAGTCGCAGGAACTTACGTCTTAAATATGACTGGTATTACTAGTGGTGCTAATAACAATTGCAGATACGCTTTAAGATATAATGGAAACAATAATGCTTGTCACTGCATTACTTCAAGAGATGGTGGAAGTCATTCAACAACAGGAGTTAGTGTAACATGGTATCTTAATGTTGGTGACTATGTTGAATGTACAGTTTATCAAGACGGCAGTGCTCACGGTGGAAACTGGAATGGATTCACTGGATATTACGTTGGTTAATTTATATAAATAAAAGAAACAATCAAGGTTTTAACTTTTTAGAACTATGGCAGACACTACATACACAGTTGTGCTAAATGAAGCCCAACAGAAAGCTCTAGAGTACGTTGCTGTTGATCCTGCTGAATGGATTCGCAATGTTGTTCATAATCGTTGCAGAATGGCGATTGATGAAATTTACAATGCTGAGGTTATCAGAATGACTGATGATCCAAATATCACTGCTATTCCAGCAGATAAAAATGCAGTTGTTATTGATGCAGAGATTTTAACTGCCAAGCAGCAAAACGAATCTGCAATGAATGAATTGCCTGCTGGATGATCACGTTTAGTGATTTGATTTTTTATATTAGTTCTTTAAGATATTCATAATGAAATTCAAAAATATTCTAGTAGTTGGCGGTGGTTCATCTGGTTGGATGACTGCCGCTGCTATTTGCAAATTTTTTAAACCAGAAGAAAATGTAAAAGTTTCTTTGGTTGAATCAAAAAATATTAAAACCATTGGTGTTGGTGAATCAACTATCGCTTCAATTAACACGTTTCTTGACATACTCGGTTTAGGAAACGATGAAGATTGGATGTCTGCATGTGAGGCAACATATAAAAATTCAATTAGATTCACTGACTTTAGAGACAAAGACACAGTTTTTGAGTATCCATTTGGTGGAACTTGGAATTTTGAAAATGGTGTGATGTCTTGGGCAGAAATGAAAGCCCAAAATAATCTAGATGCAGATTCCTTTTCCGAATTTTTTAATGAGAATACATTCCTCGCAAAGTACAATCGTTGTACTAAAAACGAAAGAGGATATCTAGATGGATTTGATTTTAAACAGCACACTGCATATCATTTTGATGCTGAGTTGTTTGCTCATTTTCTGAGAGAGAAAATTTGCGAACCAGCGGGAATGCCACATTACATTGATGATATTGTTGGTGCAGAAAAAGACGAAAAGGGATTTTTGACCTGCATTGTGGGAGAATCTGGACAGAAGTATACTGCAGATCTTTTCGTTGACTGCACAGGATTTAGATCTCTCTTATTAGAAAAAGAGATGGGATCCAAATTTATTTCTTATAAACCTTGGTTGGCAAATGATAGTGCCCTAGCAACTTGTATCCCATATGTTGATAAGGAAGAAGAGCTCCACAACGTAACAAACTGTACGGCTATTGAAAATGGTTGGGTTTGGGATATTCCATTATGGCATCGTATTGGAACAGGATACGTTTATTCAAGCGACTTTGTAGATGATGAGACCGCAGAGAAAGAATTTAGAAATCACTTAGCAAGAGATCCTAGATTTGCAAAACGTGCAGAAGAAGCAGAACTGCGTAAGATTGACATTCGTCATGGAATTCACGAAGAAGGATGGGTCAAGAATGTAGTTGGAATTGGATTAGCATATGGTTTTGTGGAACCGTTGGAATCCACAGGACTAGTATCAACTCATAGTAACATTATAAGATTTATTGAACTTTTACAAAGACGAAAATTCAATCTGAACAGATTTGATATTGATAGTTATAATTATGCTGCAGCACATGAGTTAAATGGATTTAGAGATTTCGTTGCCGTTCACTACGCAGCATCTTCTCGCTGCGATACTCCATACTGGCAATATGTATCTCAAGAAAAGTCATATAGGGGACTAGGTGGACAACCAGTACTCCAAGGAAATAATCAGATGACATTTACAGATAACTTTGAATCTGCAATGCATATTACTCAGATCCATAAAGTATGGACTCCTCAGTTTGCTGGTTGGAATTATATCATGGGTGGAATGGACTATTGTCCATTCGGAGAATACTTCTTTAATCTTCTTACAGAAGATCACCCACAAAGAAGAGAAGCAGCGTCTAAAACTTATGAACAATGGAAAGAACATGTTGAAAACATCACTTCATATGTTTTGACTCTACCAACACACTATGAATTTTTGAAGGAGCATATCTATAAAGATGAAACTGACTGAGATTACAACAAAAACGGGTAAAAAAATAGAAGTCTATGATGACTTATTTCATCCCGCTACTATTAACGAGTTCTATTTTGATCTAAGAACAATGGAATTTCCATTAGTTCCCCAAAATGATACAGCAGTTTTAGATTTTCAAGGTGTGTTTGGTTTTGGAAAAAATCTAGATCCAGCAGTAATAATGGGTCTAGTAAAACGTGCTAAAGATGCTTTCCCATTACATTCGTTCTTAAAGAATGTAAAAGTGACTAGATCTTGGGTCAATGTTTTTAATGGTCAACATCCCACAAATAGATATCACAGTGATAACGATTGTATAGAAAATGGCGACTTTGTTAGTATGCTTTACTATGCAAATCCAAGATGGGATCTTGAGTGGGATGGTGGCACAGTTTTTAGATCTGATGACTATGAAGAAATTGAATATGTATCAGATTATAAACCAGGAAGAATAGTATTATTTGATAGTAGTATTCCCCACAAGATCTATCAAACTTCATCATTGGCACATCCATACAGGTTTACTGTAAATACTGTCTTTAAAAATGAAAATTTAAAAAGAATGAGATGAGCATTTTTTACTTTGATTCTCCCTGTTGCATAAAAAGATTTGAGCAGCATGATGCTTTAAGAGATGATGTGCTTGATTATATCAACCACGACATGAAAAAATCCAATCTCAAAACTGAGACCATGGATATTTTATCTGACTGGGGAACCTATGGAACGGGGAGAAAAAGATATTGGGAAGTAATGAAAGATGCTGTACAACAGCATATGCATAAGGTTTTAATTGAAGAATTTAATTATAAATTTTTTGAAGTTGGTAATTTTTGGTATCAACAATATGTTGAGGGAGGTAAACATGGTTGGCATACTCACATGAGAACCATGTTTACTTCAGTATATTACTTGGAATATCCAGAAGGATCTCCACCAACACAGTTTATGAATTCTGTGACTGGAGAGATACTCACTCTTGACAATATTGAAGAGGGAGATATTATAACATTTCCAAGTTTTATTGTGCATAGGGCAACAGAAAATAAAACAAAGATTCGCAAAACTATTCTTTCTTGGCACAGTGAAACAGAATGTGGAAATACCTATGCAGTGTCCTAAACATAAATACCTCTAGGAAAACTGTAGGTATATCACATGGCTCAACCTGCCAGTAGGTCCGAGCTTAGGGACTACTGTCTCAGACAGTTAGGGTTCCCAGTTCTGGAGATCAACGTAGACGACGATCAGATTGAAGACGCCATTGACGACGCTCTTCAATATTATCGTGAGCGTCATTATGATGGCGTTGAGCGTATGTACCTCAAGCATCTGTTCACTGCAGCAGATGAGACAAAGTTTGATACTTCTAATACAATCACAACCATTAGTGGAACTGATTGGGAGGAGAGAAACAGATATATTGAGATTCCATCTCACGTCATGGGAATCTCTAGAGTATTTGGACTTGCTAGCAATGCAATCAGAAACAACCTGTTTGGTATTGAATACCAGATCTTTCTGAATGATCTCTATGCAGTTGGTTCACTAGACATGCTTAACTACTTCATGGTTAAGCAGTGGATGGAAACGATTGACATGGTACTCAACAATGGTTCGTTTGTTGAGTTTAGATTTAACCAACGCCAAGACAGACTTTACTTGGATGTTGGAAAAGATATGCTTGACGAAGATGTCTATGTGATCATTGATTGCTACAGAGCACTTGATCCAGATTCGTTCACTCAGGTCTATAATGATCCTTTTGTCAAGAAATATGCAACCGCACTGATTAAGCGTCAGTGGGGACAGAACTTGATTAAATTTAATGGCATCCAACTTCCTGGCGGTGTCAGTATGAATGGTAGAGAACTCTACACAGATGCACAAGCAGAGATTGCTGCATTGATGGAGAAATCAAGCAGCACATATGAACTACCTCCAATGGACATGATCGGATGAAAAAGGTTTACTTCCCACAACATGGCGGAAACAGAACCGAACAGAATCTCGTACAGGATCTTGTGGACGAGCAAATCAAACTGTTTGGTGCTGATGTATTTTATATACCTAGAGTCAGCTTAAAGGACAAGGCACTAGGAGAAGTTATTCAGTCTGAATTCAATCAGAGTTACATGATTGAAATGATGCTGGTTAACGTAGAAGGTTTTGGTGCTGGTTCTGAGTTCGTGAGTAAGTTTGGACTCAGAATTACAGATGAGATTACCTTTGTAGTCTCACGTAGAAGATGGGAGCAGTCTGCAAATCCTGCATTGAGTCTAGCAGTAGACGGCAGACCTAACGAGGGAGATCTAATTTACTATCCTCTAACAGAAGATATCTACGAGATCAAGTACGTTGAGCGAGAACAACCATTCTTTCAACTCGGAAAACAGTATTTTTATATTCTTACTGCTGAGCTCTACGAACAAGGAGCAGAGAAGTTTGATACAGGAATTGATGACATTGACGACATTGAAAGAGAGTTCAGCAACATCACCACGCTTAACCTTGGTCTTACTACCAGACAACAAGCTACTGGAACAGTTACAGTTAATGTGGGTGGTGAAGTCACTGGAGCAACAGTAACTCTAGCAGGAACTGGATATAATACTGCACCAGGAGTTACCGTATCTGGTGGTGGTGGACAGGGTGCTATCGTTGAATCCTCAATCCGAGATGGTGGCGTTGTATCGTTATCTGTTGTGAATGGTGGTTCTGGATATACCACAGCACCCATCATTACTATTGATGCTCCACCAGAAGCAATCAACTTCCTCAACGACGAGCATGTTGTCATCGGTGGATTTGTTCAGCAGAGTGCTGCCAGAAACTGGACTTCATCCGATAGCGTCATCACGGTTACCGCTCTCGGTAACTTTGATCCTACATTTGCAACAACAACTCAAACAAAGTATTTTTACTGGAAGTTTGAAGACACAAGGATCTCGTATGTTTACACATATAATGGAACTGATGTAACAACCGTTCCTGGTTACTTCTATTACGATGCAGTCAACCTACAGTATGTCATTAATGCATACACAGAGACTACAACCAGTGGTCAAAGAGCAACGATGTATGATTTGACTAGTGCTACTATCGCTGAGGTTGCTGACTGGAATGGTGTAACATATACTCTTGAGGTTATGAACCGCACAGGTAACTTCCTTGACGGTGACATGATCCGTGGTGTTGAGTCAAATGCGATATATACATTAGGAACATTCTCTACCATTAATAATACAAGCACTGAGTTTGATCAGAATCAAGCAATTGAAGAAGGTGCGGACGACATTATTGACTGGGGTGAAAAGAATCCCTTTGGTGAGTTTGGTAATTATACAGGTAGCTTCTGATGTTAGGAACACAATTTTATAACGAGGCAGTCAGAAAAACTGTCATTACATTCGGCACTCTATTCAACAACATTGAACTGAAAAAGACTATTGATGGTCAAACGCTTGAGACTGAAAAAGTTCCTTTGGCGTATGGTCCAAAACAAAAGTTTCTTTATAGACTTCAAGGTAATTCTTCCGATGGTAGAAAGGTAGCAATTACATTACCAAGAATCTATTTTGAAATGATCAGTATTGAATATGATGGAGCAAGAAAAACTGCTGCGCTTCAAAAGTACAGAACTGTCATTGATGACAATGGAACTGAAGTAAGAACTCAATATGTTCCCGTTCCATACAACATTGGATTTGAAGTTGGTATCATCGCAAAGTCTCAGGACGATGGTCTTCAAATTTTAGAACAAATTTTACCATTCTTCCAACCATCATTGAATGTAAGCATCAAGTTTATTCCAGACATGGATGAAACTAGAGACGTTGCTTTTGTTTTAAACAGTGTAAACATGGAAGATGATTGGGAAGACGACTTCACAACTAGAAGATCTATCACGTATACACTACAGTTTACTGCCAAGTCTTACATCTACGGTCCTTACACCAAGGCAGATGTTATCCGTAAGGCACGTGTTATTGAAACGATTGGCGATCTCAATGTCAATAAGAGACATGTTGAGTTGTCCTACACACCTAAAGCAACAGTTGATTATAACCAGGATGGTCAGATTGACGCTGCCGATGATGCATTCGTAACGGCAGATGATGACTTTGGATTCAACGAAGGGATGGAATTCCTATGAGCCTAGAAGAGAACATGGAAGAACTACTCAATATTGATGCAGAAGTTGTAGAGGAAAGCAAACCAATCAAACCAAAACCAGAGCATCTAGATAAAGATGATCGCACAAAAGATTATGAATATACCAGGGGTGAGTTATACACCCTCATAGATCAGGGTCAGGAGGCGGTCAGAGGCGCTTTAGAGGTCGCTCAGGAGAGTGGACACCCAAGAGCGTATGA